GCATTACTTGTATCTAAGGCATAACTTATCGTTGCCCAAGGACTCGCTGTACTACCATCACCAGTAGTATTAGATCCTGTTAAATAATTTACGTGATAATTAGCCATTAAGTTCTTGTATTTTTTGTCTTGTTAATTCATCTATTTGTGTTATGGTTAAACCAGTAACGTCATAGGTGTAAAATGTTGTTGTTGTTGCATGAGGTGGCGTTTCTGCGATCACTCTTTTTTGAATAACAACGTTTCGTTTTTCTGTTCCGTCTACTACTAACTCAGTGTTAACTAAGTTAGCGTAAAAAGGAGCTGATTGATAATTATAGTCCATATTTATATTGTTTGTAATTTATTAGCCCATAAGCTAGTTGCAAAGGTTGTTCTTGATATAGGATTACTTATTGTCATATTCCAAAGTGTAGTATTAAACTCTGTAATAGGTTCTACTGTTGATGGAGGGTATACTGTTATATAATCTACTTTTGTTTCAGTATCTGTAGAACCAACTTTAGAAGCTGTTAGAGTCACTGAATATGATCCTGCTGTATCATATGTTACTGTAGGATTCTGATCAGTGGCTGTATCCGGTGTACCTCCTGGAAGTGTCCACAACCAACTAGTTGGGTTACCTGTTGAAGTATCTTCGAAATCAATAGATTCATTTTCATTTATACTTGTTATCGGTGCTGTAAAGTCTGCAACTACTGGAACAACATTAACAGTTAAATATTCTGTTACAGTTTTAGTATTAGTACCTTGAGCATTAATAGCTTCTAAAGAAACTGTAAATTGACCAGCTGTATTAAATTCTATTAAAGGATTTTGTAGAGTTGATGTCAATGGAGTCCCAGATTGAAATGTCCAATTCCAACTTGTAGGTAAACCTGTTGAAGTATCTGTAAATTGTACAGATTGTCCAACAAATATAGTTGTAGTATTTGAAGTAAAGTTTGCTATTGGTGCTACTGGAATATTCCAAGTTCTAGTCTCTACTTCCCAAAGATTAGTATTTTCATTCCAAATAAATGGAACACTAGGAGTAACTCCGCTAGCAAATGCCAATGCCATCCACCATGTGCCTCCAGTTGGATATGTAATATCGTAATGATTTGCTAATGCAATAGTCCAAGAACCATTTAAAGGTTCAGTAATACCAAAATGATTACATAAAGCAATTAACCAACTATTGTAAAGTGGTTCTGTTATACCTAAGTATTCACAGTAAGCTTGTATATATGAACCATTAACTGGCTCAGTAACAGCTCCTTGTGTCTGAGTATAAACGTATTGTGCGACTGCACTTGAAATTCCTGTATCGAAAGCCATATATGTTTAAATATAAATTTTTAGTTGGTTGTACCGTTTTTAGATTTAATTAATCTATCTACAACATCTACAACCATTTGAGATCCTATGTAACTCGTAGCTACTATAACCCAATCTCCTGAGGTTAAATTACCTGAGAATAAACCCCAAGATCCAATGAAGAATACCACTAGCTTTCGACTAATGTACTTATTAATTATTTGATCTAGATTCTTTCTCATTAGATAAGTAAACCTTTAGTTTTTTTATGTTGTTGTCAGTACTTTTAGTAGTCATAGCTACTTTAGGTACCTTAATCTGGCATGCAGTATGGTGAGTAGTTGTCATATATCCAATTTGTTCCGTTTACATTATAGCCTCTTTGACTCTGTAATCCACTGAAATATGAAGTTTCAGGATTTCTTGGCATACCATTGTTATTCCATTGTAACCATTGGATAAACATAGATGGATGCTGAATCAAAAATTCTTTCATTCGTTGATCATAAAATTGAGCAGTGTCCATAGTACTTTCTCTTAAGAATTGTAATTCTTGTAAAGTAGTTTGACCAGTTTCTTCAGATGTACCATTTAAGATACCTTTTTCTACCATCTTGTATTTCAAATTAGGTAGTAATAAGTAAAGAGCATATTGCATTAATGTAGGTCCTACATAATCTTTAAGAAACATCTCTTCGTCAGCAGTTAAATTAGCTAATCTAACTCCTTCTTTAAGTCTGTTAAAGAAATTAGTACCCAATGTATCTTGAATATAAATCTCTTGTGCGTTTAAAATAGAAGGCGTAAGCACATCTATTCTAATATTATTATCTAATGAAGTCCATTGCTTCATTCTTTGTTCTGATACGAGTAATACAGTTTCCATTATACTTGAGGTGTATTGTTTATGTTTTGATCTTCTGGTACATCAGGTAAATTAGCTTCTTGAACCATTTCATCTTGTGGTGTTTCTAATATCTTATTAGGTACAACACAGATTTTGATATTCCATCCAGCTAATTTAAGAATATAACCAAATGAAGTTAAGATCTTTTTTCTTTTAGGCTCAATTACAGTACCTTCAAAGTGGCCGTAAGCTACAACTATTTCGTCAGCTACTGAACTAAATCCAGTTGAATCTTTAATACCTAATAAAGCAGGTGATGTAATTCTATGTGCAGTCAGTATTCGTGATGTTATACGCTCTTCTAATGTCAAGTAATAAGAATCATTAGCAGCAGTAATTGGCGTCACCTCAGGTGCTGTATCAGCATCAGAGAACGATAAGAAGAATCTACCAGCATTCTCTTCACCGCTAAAAGTAGCTTCAATTTCTGAGTAAACATCTCTTCTTTGTTCAGGTGTTGGAATTCCATTTTTAAATGCAATGAACAAACTTGGAGCTAATCCATTTGATATGTTATTTACATGAAATCTGGATACCTTTGCATCTAATGTAATATCAGATACACCTGCTTGATAAGCTGGCAATGGGTAATAGTCATTTCCTGGTGTGTATGTGTAGTAATAGAAGATCTGAGATGCGTTATCTCCTTTGTTATCAGTTGCACTAAATGCACGATAAGCTTTAGGTGGATACTTTCTGGTGTTATCCCAGTGATTAGTAAAGTAGTACTCTACAATCTCATCATCTTCATCCATTTTACCAGATCTAATGTTGTTAAAAGGTATATGATAAATCTCAGCAATTCCTGTGCCTTCTTTATTCCATACTACGTTTAAACTATATCCTTGATAAAGTGTAAAGTCTAAGACTAGTTTTTCAAATACATCATCAATAGTTTCACCTTTAGTGTTACAATATTCATTTCCAATTAATTCAATACCTTCACCGAAGATACCATCTTTAATTGCATCAATACAAGTTCTATGCATTGCTGATGTATTGTATAAGGCTATAAGTGTATCTGGCCATAGATTCTCTTCACCATAAAAAACCCAGTTTTTATTTGTGATCTCTTTAATAATTGGCAATGCCGGAGCAGCAAAATTGCTACCAACTACAGAGTATAAATTCTCTTTGTTTTCTTTTGTTTCTTTCATATTATTGTTTAATAATTTGGTCTATAGAATACTTCTGATACTCTGTCATCTGTGATAGGTCCAGCGTTATAAGCTAAAGCATTTAAACCTCCACCTGGTTCTGTGATGATTTTCACTAAACCTTTTTGTAACGGAGCATCTAAATAAGTTAAATCCCAGTAATAAATACCATTTTTATGTTCTTCGCCAAAACCTGTTGGAAAAGTTACAGCAAACATCGAGTATCTAGAATTAGTATCTACACATTCTGCTTCTAATACTAATGGTTGGTGTGAATATTGACTAGTTATAATTAGTTCATAACCTGATCCAATCGTTAAATTCGAGATATTTAAGGCTATTTCTATGTCTAATTGTGTCTCAAGTACGTAAATTGTCATGATTTGTTCTATGTTTTATATATCTAAATATAAAAACGTCGCATGTTGCATTTAAAAGAATTTGATATATACTATATGAAACTAGAAACTGTAACATATGGTAAATTTACTAACTCTGAATGGATCACTGTAAATGGTCTAGATTCAGTACAGTATCTTCTAGATAGAATTAAACAAGAAGTAAATTGGGATGGATATGAACTGTGGATTCATGGGAGCATTCTAAGTGATGTAGATACGCATGATGTAGATTTAACTATTAAAGGTCCAATGTATCCTCAGATCATAAATGGCATGCTTGAAACCATAGTTAAAATAGGTTTTGAAGAGCAGATTTATTGTGATGTTAAATACAGTGTTTCTAATATGTTATATGATCCAGAAGTAGATACTATAAAGACTATATTATACGCCTGTTATCAAGGCAAAATCACTATCAATGGTGAAACTTACGAATACAGTAGGTTAACGCGAGATCTCTATCTCAAAGAGACTCGATATCCTATGGCTAAAACCATGAGGAGTGGGATCATCTATAAATCCCCAATTCGTATAATATAAACTTATTGGATAATATGCGTATAATATGTATGATATACTATATTTACGAAGTTATTGGAGAAAAGAACGGAGCCACTGTTAATTGGGATAAAAGATCTCAAGAGAATTTTGATATGTATGGAATCCATCCTATACTTATAGAAACGATGGAAGGCCCTGATACTCCTGAAATGTGGCAAATAGTTGGTGATAGAGAATGGGAATTAGCAGATTTAAATGGTTATCGTAAAGGTACTCATTATAGAGTAGCTAGAGAAGCTAGAATACAAGCTGGTATACTAACGGGTAATAAAAATAGAGAATCTGGTCATATACAAATACTTTCATCGTATAGAAGTAAAGAATCATATCAAGGTCCTAAACCATGGCTTAAGAAATTAACACAAGAACAAGTAAATAATATTTTAATAGATACTGATTCTTTAAGAGTAATAGCTAAAAAATATAAAGTATCACATATTACAATATCAAACATAAAAAAGCCTCTAATTTCTTAGAGGCTTTCTTCTTTTAATAAAGTTTGTAAATATTACTCTACGATAGAGCCAGTCACTGCATACATAGGTGCAGCTTCCATTCCACTGATTGTGATTTCATATCCGTTACGATCAGCATATGCAACTCCAGATACTGCTGTACCTGCTGTCATATATGCACCTCTTTCAATACCAATTGACCAATAGTTACCGTTAGCATCTTTTGCTACAGCTACCATGTTAGTAGCCTCTGCCATAAGAAGCAACGCATTTCTTTTAGCTGCACTCATTTTATTGAATACCATTGCTAAATCTTGTTGGTAAGTTACTGTACCATTCTCTTGTGATGGAGTAATAGTTTCAGTAATTGATGAAGTTTGTCTTGGTGTCTCGAAAACGAAGAAATCAGCAGGAACTAAAGGTGAACCCGCAACAGTAATAGCTGTGATTACGCCTGCTGCTTCTGTGATTGAATCAACTGGACCATTAGCGATAAAGATCTTCTCTATACCACCTTGACCGTCATTACAATCATTTACAAAACCAGCTGTGAGATTTGAACATGCCATAAGTTTTCTTGTTTTTGTTTTTAAGTTTATAAAAGACTGCTACCTTAATGATAGCAGTCTTAATTTAATTGATTACGCTAAGTCGTTCGTAGCGAATACGTTAACTTGAGATACACCAACTCCGATTCTCCAAGCTGCTTTGAACAACATTGCATCTAAAGAGTTAGAGTAAACGAATTTGAATGAATCCAATTCATCTTGTAAACCTGTAGCGGCTACGATGAATTTACCAGGACCAGCAAATACGTTGTTAGATCCAACTAATCCTGAACTCATTACAACTTTAATGTTAGTTCCAGGAAGGATCATAATTTCGTTAGCCTCTACTGAATTGTAGTGGTAAAGGTTTTGAGCAACTAAAGCTCTAACCAAAGTTCTGTAGTTAGCAGGAGAAACTACCATGATCAAGTCATCTCTATTGATAACTGACTCATCGATTGCATCGTACAAGTCTAAAGCTTGATCAACTGCATTAGATACAGTCCAAGCAGCAGCACCAGCTGGTACAGTTGCACCGTTAGCAGCAGTAATTTGTGCTTTCAAACCGTCAGTAGTACCGAAACCGTTGATTAAGAAATCTTCAGTAGCTTTAGTCAATTTCTTTGCGTAAGACTCAGAGATAACTTCTTCGAAAGGAATGAAGTCATTTCCAGTTCCAGCGCTCATGAAAGCTGATTGGTAAACTGAACGTAAGTCTTCTGGACAAAGTTGAGTTTTTGATTGTAATGATTCGATAGTTACAGGTACTTGTGTGTAAACCACTTGACCTTCACCTGGGTAACCACCACATGATAATGCAGAAACTGGTAATTCAGCGTCTACTAAGTTAATTGTGAATGCTCCACTTGTAAATCCAGTTCTTAAGTCAGTGTACTGTAACAAGTTAGTATCCAATACTGCTTTAGCCATTAAGTCCATAGACAATTGGTCAGTGTAAGCAGGTAATGCAGAGATATTAAATCCGTAGCTCATAGTATTGTTTGTTTTGTTTTGTTTAGTTTAATTATTTGCTCTTACGCATCTTAGCCAAAGCTTCGATTCTTGCTGTAGTAGCGGTGTTTTTATCTGCTAATACGTTAGCAAATGTGTTTTTTACTCTTGAAGCTCCTGGCTCAGCAGCCATAGTTTCAAATCTTTTCTTAAGTGCAACAACTTCTTCAGTTAATA